TTTCTAAATATACATGACATCTTATTCGTTTCGCTGGAAACATATTATTTTTTCTTAACCTCTACTATTTGTAAGGCAGATCCACCACCTGCAGCATCTACCATACCCATTTTTAAAACTGCTGTATTATCTACTATTTGTTTTAAACCAGAAGCCATGGCATCAGTTTGCATTGATTGCATTGCTAATTGAGGATCATTTATCATAGCTCCCCCAATTCCAGCAATAGCCCCCATCTTACGTGCTTGAGCTGCAATTTGTTCTAATTGTGCATTAGTTTTTATCATGGGTTCTAATGTTTTTTCATTAGCTTTTAAGGTGTTTTCAGTTATTTGTAATTGTTTTGCTCTTTCTGCAGAACTTGCTTTTGTAAACCAATCAAAAACATAATTTCCTCCTGTTATAGCTAAATTTACACCGCCTCGCGCCCATCGGAGAGGATTAGAAGAATCGAAGTCTTGTGCAACTTTATCTAAATCTTCTTTATATTGTTTTTCCCAGCCAAATTTTTCTCCCCACATTCTGCCATATTCTCCGGCTCTTGCTGTTAACTCGTCTGAAGTCATTGAACGGTTTCTACCCAATTTAGGGTCATAGACTGTTCCTTCGGATGATATTAAGTCTTGTAACGATATATCATTCCAATTGTCATACATTATTTTATCAAATGTATTTTTATTGGCTGTTCCTGACAATAAAGCAGCATGAGATGCCAGTTTGTCCTGCTCTTGTTTATTTAAATTTTGCATTTTTGGACGTAACGTATGAATAGCTGAATCTAATATTCTAAGTGGTACTTGTCCTCCTGCTTTTTCTCTTATTAATGCTCGTGCCCCAGATTCCGAATAAGTCCCTAAAACGCTAACAACATCAGCTTCAGAGCCTAATACTCTTTCGAGTTCAGTCATTGCAGTTTTTTCTGTGGTAGTGAGATTCTTTTTTAAGAAAACATTTCTTAAACTTTTTACATCTGAATACTCTCCTATTTCTTCTTTGCTTCCAATAAACTCTTCTCGGACCCAATCAGAAATAGATTCAGCAGCACCTGTAATACCAAGGGTTTTTCCTAATCCACTTGCTATATCAGACATTCTATTAGTAATACGATCGGTTATCATGCTTCCTAATGTTGGTGTAAGATCTAATGCAGCCTGCCTGCTTTCTCTACGTAATCTATTTATATCTACTCTTCCACCACCCATTGTGGTCCTATACATCATTTGTGCCTCAGTTGCAGATTTTCCATAGTTGGTCATTAGATATCCAGTATAAGTATCTTCTGAAATAGGTATTCCCATATATTGCATTTCACTCATGTATTGTAAACCACCCATAGCAGCTAAAACTGTTGGATTATATTTACCTATTATACGAGCTTGAATTCCTTGGAATCCCAAAATACCTTCTACTCCTTTACCACCTAAATATCCAACCGCAGCACTAACTGCTTCACCTGGATTCATTCCTAATGTTCGAGTAAGATCTCCACCCATCGCAGAAGCAGCACCAAATTGTGTAAAGCCAGAAAGGCTGCTTGCCCAATCATATCCCATTCTATTAACAGTTAAAGCATAATTTTCTACACCCCCTGCTTGTTTGACAGCTTCAGCAGAAATATTTCCAGTTCGCATACCTTCACGGACGCGTAATAAAGAATCCATACCTCCAAAGAATGCACTTGTCATTGAAATGCCTGTACCGCGTACCATCTCGCTTGCTTGTGTTGCAAATGATAAAAATTCTTTTGGGGTATATCCAGCCGAATATGCCATAGTTGCAATACCCATAGCTCGACCTGCAACATCTCCACCTAAACCGATGTTTTGCATAGTCTTCATATATTGTAATGCATCATCTTCAGTCATGCGTAATAATTGCATAACTTTACGATGATTTTCTATAACATCTTTAGCTCGATTTCTGTACTCTTCTGCAGTTCGTACATTTTCGAATCCCCCCATTGATGTGAATTCTTGCATTACTCGTGTTACATCGGTATTAGTAACTTCATAACCTACTAAAGCTTCACTACGAGCGATAGGTGCAAGTGTTTCTCCTATACGCAATGATTCGGCTCTACTGAATCTTCCAGCCAATGTTCTCCAAGATGTATTAAAAGTTAAATCTCGAATACTTCGTGCTTGCTCATAATCTCTTAATACAGTAGAGGCTGCTACATCATAAGCGGCATCACCTACAAATCCTCCAGCAATAGCGCCAACAGCTCCTCCTATTGGTCCGCCAAAAAATGTTCCGACAGCTCCACCTATAAGTCCAAAGCCGGTATTCGCGGCAAAGTTTACTGCTTGTCTTTCCATCTCGTAGCCAGCTCTACGCTGATATTCACCAGGGGTCATAGGCATAGCAGGATTATATCCCAAACCAAGAACATTTCCTGCAGTGGCTCTAAACATACCCATTCCATATAAATCGGGTGTAGGTGTGCCTTGACTACTTGTAAACATTGGAACACCGGTTGTTAAATAAGATGTCATTACATCATTATTAAATTTTTGGAATCCCAGTCTTGTTGCTGTAGCTAATCCATTTAAATCTGAAAATCCTGCTTTCCCGGCGTCCACCGCTTGTTGTGCGGTATTCATAGCAACCAAATTAGCATTAGCTAACGTTTGTTGCATAGGAAATGTAAATAATGCGGGCTGTTGTGCAGGCATAACTGTGCCAAAAGCCTGCGCTCCTAGCACCTGATCCATCTGAGCTTTTACTTGTTGAAGTTGCGACGCTAAATCGCTGGTATCCAACTTTATTCTATATTCAACGTCTTGATCTGCCATTTACTTTTTTATAATTTACTGGAAATTTTTTTGAAAGCTTATCTAATTTTTTTACTTTATTTGATAATTCTACAGAAGGTAAAACGGTTTTAGTATAATTTTCTGGGAACATCAATTTACTTACCATTTCTTGAGTTTCATTTAATCTTTTTCTATCAGCAGCATCACTACGATCTGTTAAAGCAGATCTTGCAATTAATTGTATTTTTGCAAATTCTAATAAATCCTGTCTTTGCAATTCTTGTGATAATATTATTTCTCTAACTGAACCCCGAGGTCCAGGATCTATGCCTTTGAGGTAGAGTTGGATTCTTCTACGGTTCCTGGGGTCTGAGTAAAATTTGAGGTTAAATTCTCCGGCGTAACTAATTCTTTTAAATCTTTTTCAAATTTTGATTGTGCATTGATCATAGCATCTATTATAACTGTCGGTCTTGATAATATATATTTCAGTGCTGATTCTGCGTTTTCAAAATTTGTTAAATTACCTTTTATTTCTACACTTTTTAACGCCTGTGATAAGATATTAATTGCATATGTATGTAATACATAAACTGAAGAACCAGCAACCTCTTTCATAGCATTTTCAGCAGCGAGTTGTGTACTGCCCATTAATGATGCTAATTCTATAATAATTAAGTCGTTTGCAATTTTAACTTTAGTTGTTGTTTGACCTTTAATTACTAAATCTTCTAACCAACTCTGTTGTTGTTCATTTAAGGGTGTCATTTTATCTCCTAATATTACTTTATTATAAAGATTTCAAAATACAAATGCAACAAGTATTATGGTATAAGATTATTGAGTTTTACCAGTTTTATAGTTATAATAATTATATATGAATGTTGAACTTAGTGGAGAAATACTCATCACGGATTATACAGACGATGAGGCAAGACAAATTAAAGCCAGCCTTGTAACTGAAAATCCTAATTGGGTTACAGCTATGAGCATGGGCAAAAGTTTATGGGGCATAGAACAAAAATTGCGATTTTATAGAGAGGATTCAGGGAAGTTGTATGTACCGGCAGGATATCTCTCTACTTTGTTAGCTATTAACCCAAATACAGTAATTACTGATAAACGCTATTACAGCAAAGTTCCGTTAGATATAGAGTTTATTGGTACATTGTATGACTATCAAGAGCAGGCAGTAGAAACCATGGCAAAAGAAACTAATGGGGTTCTATGTAGTATAACTGCTTCTGGAAAAACTGTAATGGCTTGTGCACTAATTGCAAAGTTGAAACAACCAACATTGATATTAGTCGATACAATAGAACTTGCTAACCAATTTACAGAACGCTTAAAACAATTTACGACTATAAAAGAAGTAGGCCGAGTTGGTACCGGCAAAAAGATAATAAAACCTATAACTGTAGCAACGTTACAAACTATAACAAGGATGACAGACGATGAATCGGCGAAACTTGGATTTGGTGTTACAATAGTTGATGAAACTCATATAGTGCCGGCAACAACCTATGCTGCGGCAATGAAACGAATAAGTAGTAAACACAAGTATGGACTATCAGCTACTCCAGAAAGAGCTGATGGTCTTACGAAGGTTATATTTTGGTTAACCGGACCTTTGATACATCAAGTGCCTGATTCTGCGGTTGCATCTAAAATTGTAAAACCAACGTATGAATATGTAAAAACTGATTATACTTATCCTTTATTTGATACGGCTGAATATGGTTTAATGATAACTGCAATGAGCGACAACACTGAACGAAATAAATTAATAGTTGATACCGTTAATAAATATCCAACTCAGCAATGTGTACTTTTATGTCATAGACAAGAGCATGTGGAACGATTGGCAGCAATGCTTCCTGGATCTGCAATTTTATTGTCAAAGACTAAAAAGAAAGAACGTGCAGAAATCATAAAACAAATGGAGAATGGTGGAAAACGGATAATAATAACTACATGGCAATTATTTCATAAAGGAATTGATTTAGCTGAATTAGAAATACTTTTTATATGTGCACCTACTCGTAGCAAAGTATGGCTTAAACAAAGCGCAGGAAGATTAATGCGTTTGTCTAAAAAAATTAATAAAAAACCAGTTATTGTTGATTTTGCAGATACTAATATAGATTTGTTAAAATATCAATTTTATTCCCGAAAGAGAGTACTTACACAATTATGATTACTTCTGAATATAAGGCATCTTTCCTCAGACGCAAAATAACATTAGAAGTTGAAGAATCTCGTTGTATCCTTATAGAGGTTCTTTACTTTCTTGGAATTAAACTACGCACATTTAAAAAAATATTTTCTACTTTATTAGATGCAGAAAATGCATTCGATGGTTTATGTTCAATCTATGAAATGAAGGGCTATGATTCTACCGATAAATAAAGTTAGCGATCCAAAACAATTAAAAATTTTGCAGACCCCATGCGCTCGAAATAGATCAATAGAGGCGACACATTTGGTTGATAATTTATTAGAGACGGCTAAAGCAAATGAAAATTGTGTTGGTTTATCAAGTAATCAAGTTTGGGAAACAGATCTTATGCCGGCACCTCATGTGTTTGTGGCTTTTATTAAGAATGGTTGGAAAGTGTTTATTGATTCAACTTCCAAGCGTTCTGGGCCTCGTATATCTATTATAGAGGGATGTATGTCAAAACCCGGGTATAAGAATAAGATTATTCGACGAGGAGTTATTACTATCTCGTATTACGATGTAAATGGAGAACAAAGAACAGAACGTTATGAGGGCATGGATGCTATAATTCTTCAACATGAATTAGACCACATGAATGGCGCCCTTATTTAATTAGAAAGAATTATATGATTGATGAAATCAGACAAGTATTAAGTGAACATTTGCCTGCCGATAAAGCAGACGAGATCGCACAAGCAATATCGGATAAATTAGATCCCGAATGCGTTAGCGAAGAAGATGCAGTAAAATTTATATTTTCTCCACAAGGTTTTATATTATTTAAAAATGTGGAAAAAGCATTAACCGAGCAGGGTGATGATTTATCAAAAGTTGAAAAGACTTATAATAAAATCAAAAATGTTTGCAAAGGAGTACATAACGGAATAATGTTATTAGCATTAGCTGAAACATTAAGCGCTTTACTTGTGGGTATGTTAAAACAAGTAAATGAAATGAAAAACAATGAGATTTGAATATTCGTTACCCAGTGGTTTAACATTTTATTATGAACTCGGCGGCAAACAGGAAAATAAGCTGTTTGTCGTCAGGTTCAGTATGGGAAGTATTAAAGAAAACGATATCGACCTTAGATTTCATGAGGAAGTAAAAACTCGCGATACTTTTGAAGATATGCAAACCACGATAGAAGAACTTAAACAGTATTGCCTGAAGCAAGGATTTAAAAAAGTAAAATCGACTAAACGAAATGTCATTACCTAACACTGAATTTATGCCACCTAATTATAGGGTGGCCCGAGTATGTAAAAATTGTCATTATTATAAACCAACCGGTTCTGGTATACGTGGACGATATATTGGCATTTGCAAATTACAACAAGTGGTTGATCCTGCCGCCCTACCAAGACCTTCACACGGAACTTGTGTGTGTGACGCACATGTATTTAAACGTCACTACATAACTATATATAAACTACATCATGATTTCAACGCAGCCATTCCAGACGATAGAGAGTTGTAAATGTTTGGGATTTGAGTTTATTGCACAGAGAGACACATCTTATTGGTATAAAAATAGACGCATGATTGCAGCAGTAATCGAAGAGAATATTCCTGTTGGCATTTCATACGCTGTAGTACATTTAAATAAATTTTGGTTATTATCTAAAAATTGGAACGACGAAGACGATATTCTTCGTAGTGTAACTGGAATTGTATCGGATCTCGGGCACGTATTTTTATCAAGAATACATATGAGCACATACGTACGAAAAATAGAAATGATACATTTTATAGAACAAATTATAAAGTACGATGCTGAGTATTATTTTAAAATGAATTATACCCAAACAGATATGTTCGGCAGTGAGCCTACCTTCGAAATGATGCCGATAGAATTGCGAAATGGTTTATGGATAACTTAACACTTTATGCTATTGAAAAGCTTGGTGCTAAGGTATATTTCTTTGGTGAATGTGTTTGGTCAACAATATTAAAAATAAAAACTGCACATTATAAATTGGCAATTGTGGGCGGAGAACGGGAAAAAATAATTCCTTTACTCGAAAACTACGAGATACGTCCAGTTAAATTAACTTTACAGGTAAAAGATAAAGATTCAATTTATGAGTTCTATTTCCCAAAAGATTTAGAAAGCATACCACTTGATCCAATACCTTTAAATAATGCAATACTAAGTCTAAGCGGAGAAGTATATCGAGCAGAAGATTTACAAAATAGAATAATCAGGGCCGATATATCCGTATTCTTAGATTACCCAGAGGAAATGTTACGTATATGTAGAATAGCATCACAAACTAATTTTACTATAGATGTACCAACATGGTTAGGCATTTTAGAACATTCGAGACTTATAAGAAATATAATAAAATATAATCCAAAATATATAGGGCAGCAACTACAACTTATATTGATGTCGTCTTCGCCCTCAAAAGGATTATCACTAATGTTGGAAACTGGTTTATTACAATACATTCTTCCAGAGTTAGTACAATGTAACAGTATAGGTCAAACGCGACGAGGTGTTAACACAAATGTATTTCAACATATATTATTAACACTCGAAGCTGCCGAACCTGACGAATTGATCCGATGGACTATGTTGTTTCATGACATGGCAAAACCAGCTACGTTAGAAGTGACAACAGATGGAAAAATGCACTTCTTTAAACACGAACTCGTTGGTGCTAAACTTGCTGAAGAATATATGACCAAATATAAATTATCGGCAGAACTTATAATTAATGTAAAGTCATTGATTGAAAACCATATGTTTGATGCTGATCCTAAATTAACCCCAAAAGGTGTACGTCGTTTAATAAGACGTGTGGGCAAAGAACATATTTATGATCTTATTAAAGTGCGCGAAGCAGATAGGAGAGGATCACCAACTCCTCCTTCTAATGATAAGATCGAATTATTAAAATTAAAAATAGAAAAGGAATTGCCAAATGTTTAATGCGGTAATCGTAATAATTTTAGTTGCCGGTATATTCACTCTATTAGGATTAGTTTTCTATTATAAACAAAGGTATAAAGAATTACTTAGTCAAAAGAAATCTTCCGAAGTACGTTTAGGACAAATTGCAGAGCATTTAATTCCATTTCTTAGACAATTTAAATATGATCCTAAAAAAGCTCATTTTATAGGTATGCCGATAGATTATATTGTATTTGATACAGATAAGATAGTGTTTTTAGAAATTAAAACTGGGTCAGCTGGATTAAATAGCACTCAAAGACGAATAAAACAGCTTATACTTGAAGGTAAGGTTGTTTGGGATGAATTGCGTTTAAGTCCTAATAAAGTAACACAAGAAGAAAGAGAAACCGTAATGGAACTCTTAAAAAATTCAGGAATCACACTAAAGGTTTAATTTGCTTTTTATACGAAAATTTCGTATATTAAAGTATGATAGACTTTAGCCGATATATCGGAAAGCCTATTGTATTAGTAACTAATTATACAAATTCTGCAGAAGAGCTTTTTGGTAATATGGATGAAACAGCGGGTATAGAACTATTCGTTATGGAAAAACGTTATATCTGTGTTCGTAAATTAATGCCAGAAGATTTGAAAGATGAGGATTTTATACCGTGGTTAAATACAATGTGGCCTACTGAAATTTTATTAACTACTTTTTTAAAAAAATCCAGAATATGGAAAAAAAGAGACAAAGCATAAATCAAGTTGCAAATGTTGTTACCGTTCCAAATACCACCCATAAACGTAAATATAAAAACAGAGTTATAAAAACTCAATTTGTAAAAGCTACGCCGGTTAATTATGAATCCATGGCTAATATGAATCTTGATCATCTTGGACTTGTATGTAAATTAACTGATGCTTTGGGCAATATAACTTATTTATATACCAACTCCCAAGATGTTGAATATACTAAAGATGGACGACCTCGTTTTAAATACATAATAGAAAAGCAACGAGTAGGTATTATAGATCAGATCAAAAGTTATGGTAACACTCCCTCCGGCGTTGTAGCACGTGTTATTAACATTGGAATAAACGCACATCAAATAGGTGGGATACGTAGATGGTATCATTCAGACTGGCGTACTAAGCCAGCAAAAATTTAAGGAAAATTAATGAAGATTCTTCCGGTGGGTTCCTCGTCTTCGGGGAACAGCACACTTATTTATAATGATGATACCCACATATTAATAGATTGTGGAATATCAGCAAAAAAGGTGTTTGAAACTACGGGGCGAAAAGAATTTGATGCTCTGTTTATTTCACACGAACATGGTGATCACATATCAGGGGCTGGCCCATTGGGTCGTAAAACAAAAATTCCTATATATGTTCACGAAACAGTATTAAAGAAAAAAGAAGAAGATTTTAAAAATTGCGAAATTCGGTTTATGGATGAAATGTCTGTTATCACCGTCGGATCTTTTATCATAAAACCTTTTTCAATAAAGCATGATGCAACACACGCTCTTGGGTTCGTTATAGAAGAGTCTACAACTGATACAGCTTTATGTTATCTTGTAGATACTGGAAGCATCAGCAAAACAATGAAAGAAAGAACTAAACACTGTAATGCATTTTTTATAGAGTGCGATTATGACGATGAACTGATGGAACAATATGATGGTTACGATGAGCTTTTAAAAGATCGTATACGTTCCAATTATGGTCATTTAAGTACTTCTCAAGCATTAAACTTTTTAGGAGAGTTAGATTTAACTAAAATTAGAAAAATTATAATAGCTCACATTAGTCCCAGGACAAATTCTCCGGAAAAAATAAGGGAGCGCGTTCAAGAAAAATTAGCGGCGTATGCTGATAAATTCAATGTTGCTCCATTTTTAAATCCATTAGAAATTTAATATGACCTATCGTACATTCTTCAAATCTGTCTACGAACTGCGACCAATCGAAGAGGATTATCGAAAATTAGAAGGGAAACGAGTAGGGAAAGTATACGAATACACCGCTGCTTCCGATTCTATTATAGTACATATTGGATCCACATATTTGCATGTTGCTGTTGGAAACAAAGTTAATGCAGATGTACTGAAGAATTTAATGTATGTAGCTCTTACACATAAAAAACCGGTTAAGTTAGAGTTTTGTGAAAGTCTAAACAATCTTCAAGTAGTAGATCAAGTCATATTAAAAATAAATGAATATTTAGGATTTAAGGATATTTTAATTTAATGGCATATAGAGAACCAACAAACATAGATATTAGCAAGCAAATTACATTTGATATTGAAACTATACCAATATCAAAAGAACAACTTGCTCCAGAATTAAATGATCTCATAACACGCAAATTAGAACGAGCACAAAAAAATAATCCTGGATTAGATATAACTGCCGAACAACGAAAAATTATGGCAACTGATCCGTTGTTAGGACAAATCGTTTGTATAGGGTTATATTATCCTACAAGTGGAATAAAAGTAGCTTTAACAGATAGTTCTGAAAAAATAATATTAGAAAAATTTTGGAAAGCTATTAGTACTTTTAACGGAGTTTTTGTAGGATTTAATTCAGTCAGATTTGATGCTCCATTTATAATTAAACGTAGTATGTTACATAGAATTTCTGCTACAAATTTATCGTTTCTACAATATACACGATATGATGCATATCCTCCTCACTTTGATGTTATGTTGCAATTATCAGGAAGAGAGGGATTTGTTAGTCTAAAAAACGCTTGTGCGGCTTTTGGTATTCCTTCACCAAAAGATGGAGCTATACGTGCAGATGGGGTAGAAACCGCTTACTATGAAGGTAGAATAAAAGAGATTGCTGAATATTGTTTACGAGATGTTGTGGCAACTCATAAGTTGTATGAAATATTAATTAATTATATAGCAAAATAAATGAGTTTATTTAAAAAGCCAACTAAAGAAGATAGACGGCTAAAGATGTTAGTATTCGGAGAAAGCGGAACAGGAAAAACTGTAACAAGTTTATATTTTCCATCTCCAGCTGTAGTCGATATCGAATCTGGAACACATTTTTACACCGATAAATTTGAAATGCAAAGAATTCTTACTACTGACATAGATATCATAAATAAAGCAGTAGATGAATTAATTGAAGACCCAACCGGAGTTAAAACATTTGTTTTAGACGGTATAAGTGCTTATTGGGATTTGCTACAAGATAAACATTTAAAACGTCTTCGAATAAAAAAGGGGAAACCCGATTATACATTCCAACCAATCGATTACAAGTTATTACAAGCCGATATGAAGGGTTTCATAAATAAGTTGTTGGCATTAGATTTAAATATTATCGTTACGGCAAAGTCCAAAAACGAATATGCACAAGATACAACTGAGTTTATGAAGATAATCGGTAAAAGACCAGACGGTCCAAAAGATGCACCATATCTGTTCGATATCGTACTCGAACTTAGCTTTGGACCAAATGATACTCGTATTGCAAAGGTCATAAAGGACAGAACCAATACGTTGCCAAAAGAATTTGAGTATTCTTATCAAGAGTTAACGAAGTATCTTGATATGAAAGAACTCGAGCGAGAGCCAGTACAATTACGTGCTACTCAACGCCTAAATCAAGTTTCAAATCGTACTACTTCCATCACCTTGGATGGGCAGACGATAATGACTGCCGGCATCACCACCGACACATTTATAAAACTTCGTGATTTGATTCCTCACTTTGAGGAAAAAGAATTAAAAGATAAGTTAAACGAGGATTATTTTATAAGCTCCATATTAGATTTAAAAGAAGATGAAGCTAAACAATTCCTTACTGATTTACAAGCAAAACTAAATGGTTAATAATTAATGCCTTATAATTTACGAGATGTAAAAGGATCAACATTTGATCCACTTCCAGAAGGCCGCTACATTGTAACGGTAGATAAAGCAGAGTTGACAACAACAAAAGATAGTGGTAACCCAATGATAAAAGTTACCTTAAAAATTCTTGAGGGCGAATTTAAAAATCGCTTAGCATGGGATAATTTTGTATTAGTAGAAAAATCCCTTTGGAAGTTAAAAGGATTTTTAGAAGCTATTAATAGTAAAATAGCTGAATCAACAAATGTAACAGAACAAGACATTGCTAATGCGATGGTTGGTGCAAAAGTCAGTGTTTACTTTGAACAACGCGTTGGAGAAAATGGCGCAGTTTCAAGTAGTGCAAAAAATTACACAGCAGTTGCTGAAGAAACAGCAAAGAAAAGCAGTAGTTTGTTAGGCTAAAAAATAGGCCTTGGTACTTTATATCAAGGCCCTCAAGATATGAATATGATAAATTTAACCCCTAAAGAACAAGCTCTTATAAAGAGATTAAATACTCCGGAAAAAGTACAAAAATTCATAGATAGAAATATATCATATGATGGAGGTCCAACAATAAAATCTTTTCGCAGAGTATTAAAATCAAAAAAAGCTCATTGTCTTGAAGGAGCTCTTTTTGCTGCGGCTATACTTTCACAACACAGATACCCACCTTTATTAATATGTTGTGAAGCACGAGACATAGATCATCTATTGTTCGTATATAGAAAAAAAGGTATGTGGGGATCAGTAGGTCAAGCAGTGCATGACGAGTTAAAAGGAAGAGAACCTATTTATCCTACATTACGAGATTTAGTCTTATCCTATATGCCTTATTATTGGAATTCGTTTTCAAAAAAAGAAGATAAAGAAACTGATCTTACTTTAAGAGGATATACGATAGTAGATCTTGCTATATTTGAAGAAAATTGGATTACTGCAAAAGAGGAATTAGAAGTAATCAATACATATTTATATGAAATACCTTATAGATGGTTGTTCCCTAAAAACAAAGAACATCCTTTCTATATGTGTAATGATAAGGGTATAATAACTGAACTATAAACAAAAAATGAGTAAAATATGAAACTAACAATGGCTTGCCCAGGCGGATGCGAAGGTACTGGAAAGATTAAAGTGTTGAAACGGAAATGCGGCACTTGCCATGGTTTAGGAAAATTAACATTAACTAAATATCATAAATTATTAGGAAATACAACTGAGCTCCGAAATGTTATAAGTTTTGAAGAATTTTTAATGGAGCAAAAGAAACGTCATGAAGTTTCAATATCGGGTGAACGGAAAACCTGAAGGTAATAGCAACGAAAAAGATCGTGCAATAAGAGCGGCCCGCAAAGCCGCTCTTTCTATTTCTGAACCGCGGGGTGTCATACATATAGAAGTATTTGAAGAATCTGAAATGAATGTAGTACATCGAGATTTGGTTTTATCCGAATCTTTAAAGGAATTAGATACTGATAATTTAAATTCAATAGGAATGATTATTCCCGGACAATTTAAAATAGAAATAGAAAAGAAAAAAGAAGAAAAAAGAACTCTCTTTAAAGTTGGGCAATATGTCATGATTGGAGGAGAGTTACATATAATAACAGACGTATCAGAATCTCAGGCAAGAGCAAAACCGGTACGCAAGAGACATAGTAAAATAAAAGATAAATTTACAGGCAAAGAACGGGAAATTATTAGTACAGGAAGATCTGTATCTTTAGCCTCAACTGCTGAAAATGTATTATCAAAAGAAGCAGTAGAAAAAGAATTAGCAAAAATTAAGGAAACAGAAGATGGAATTAATAAATCAAGCGATGGAAGCGTTCGAGACAGTAATCGACACTCTACATGAAAATAAAGAAAAAATCGTAGATTTAGTAAAAACTGGAATGGAAATAGCTGGTATAATAAATCCAGAAAATGAATAACGCTACAATTGTAATAACATTGATAGAAGATGCAGCAGATATAATAATGCATGTAAGGACTAAGCAAAAATTAATTGAAGAACTCGAAAAAGTTTTTCGAGATAAAGGAATAGTGGTAAGTATAGATGTCAATGAATCAACTGGAGAAGAGAGTACAACAAGCGAACCTGGAATATCGGAAGCAGAAATTAGCGATAATCAATAAAGTTGAAGTACCAATTCTCGTAACAAACAAAGGACTAATACCTCGACAAAGTACAGTAGATTTTACTGGAATATATAGTCTTGAGGTTGGTGATCCTCATGAGACTATACATGTCGGACAAGGCATAGCTTTTGATGCAAAAGAAACTCTAAGTAAAACATCGTTTCCGTTGAGCAACATTAAGCAACATCAATTAATATTTTTGGAGTATTTTGAAGAATGTGGTGGTACAGCATTTTTTATGATTCATTTTAAAAAATTACATCCCAATCATGTATTTATTACTCCGCTTGCTTTTATCAAAAAATTTTGGTATGATGAATCCTCCCGCCGAAGCCTACCTTATTCTGACTTCGATCAGAAATGGCTCACGGAAATTAACAATTATTTAAAATATTTTATAAATGATATTTAATAAATTTGAATCAGAGTGCGTAGGAATTGCTATTGAAGACTGGCCACATTTATTGATTGGTATGTTTAAAATAGAAGATGAAACTTGGGGTGTACTATCTCCAATTCCATTAGATAATCCTTTGTCAAAGCAATGGCAAAGTGTGGACTCTGAGATGTATATACGTTTAAAAGATGTGAAATTAGTAAAGCGAATTAAATATGACGCAACCAAAGAAAAGCAAAGAAATTTTGAAGAAGAGTTCGACCGTGTTAGAAATTCCGGTAAAAGTGCTATCGGATAAAGCAAAATTTCCTACTAAAGCACACAACACAGACGCATGTTTTGATTTGTACTCAATAAAATCAGTAAGGCTTGCAGCTAATGGTTATGAAGCAATTCCAACTGGTATAGCTTTTAATATTCCTCCAGGCTATTTCGGCAAAGTTTATGAACGTAGCGGTGTTTCTTTACAGCGACCTATATCTGTAAAAGCTGGAGTTATAGATGCCGGATATACTGGCGAAATACTAGTTATAATACATAATCATGGCGATATGCCAGAAATGATCGACGCAGGAACAAAATTGGCGCAAATTGCGATACATGAGTTGCCTGTCGTCGAGTTAACAAAAGTTGACGAATTTAAAACCACCGATAGAGGTGAAAAAGGATTTGGTAGTAGCGGAACATGATTAATTATTTCGAGGAATTATCCAATTTCGTGTTTACGAGCAAATACGCTCGTTACAACGAGAAAGCGGGCCGTCGAGAGTCTTGGGAAGAGGCTATTAAACGACTCGAAAATATGTATAAGAAAAAATTTTCCTATCTCTCCGAAGAAGACTGGAAACAAATAGATTGGGCTTTTGATATAGTACGTGATAAACGTGCAGTGCCTAGTATGCGAAGTCTTCAATTCGGAGGGAAAGCCATCGAAGCCCATGAAGGTAGAATATATAATTGTGCGGTGAGACATGTAGATTCTTTACGTGCATTCTCAGAAATATTTTATTTGTTGCTTTGTGGGAATGGTGTTGGTATCGGTTTATCAAATATATTTCTTTCAAGATTACCCAATCTTGTAGGGGCTAAAGATAAAACTGGTACTGTAATTACTTATGCAGTAGAAGATACGATTGAAGGTTGGGCTGATAGTGTAGAAGCCTTATTAACTTGCTATTTTAAAAATACTGCATATACAGGACGTAAAATTGTATTCGATTATAGTAAGATTCGTCCTGCCGGATCACCGTTAAAAACTGGTGGGGGAAAAGCTCCTGGTTATAAAGGGTTGAAAAACGCACATAAAAAAATAAAAGTACTGTTGGATCATGTTATAGAAGATCTACATCAAACTAGAATAAAATCCATAAATGCATACGACATCTTAATGCATTTATCTGATGCTGTGTTATCAGGCGGTATACGTCGTAGTGCAACATCGGTAATTTTTGATAAAGATGACTTTGATTTAATTAATGCAAAAACATTTTTTAATGTTATTAAAAAAGGTAAATTTGAACAAGATCCTAAAACAAAAAAATATGAAGGCTATGTAGTACTCGAAGATCCGGCTTATCCTGGGAAACAAAAAGTCGATGTCGAATTAGATGAATGGGCATATAATGATCTGCAGCAAAAACAACGTATAAGTTGGTTTTATGTATACCCTCATCGCGCTCGTAGCAATAACAGTGTTTTATTATTACGTGATTCTGTCACAGAAGAAGAATTTAAAACAATATACGAACGAACAAAGGAATTTGGTGAACCTGGTTTTGTATTTGCCAATCATCCTTGGACTTTGTTCAACCCGTGTTTTGAAATTGGATTTATACCCGTCACTGATGACGGAGTATGTGGTGTGCAATTTTGTAATTTAACATCAATTAACGGTGCGAAAGTACATTCATTAGAAGATTATTTAGAATGTGCCAAAGCCAGTGCAATAATTGGCACACTACAGGCAACATATACTAACTTCCCTTATTTATCTCCCGCAGCAAAGAAACTTACCTCGGATGAAGCTTTACTTGGGGTTTCAATGACCGGGATGATGGATAATCCTCAAATATTATTAAATCCAGACTATCAAAAACAAGCTGCTGAAGTAGTTGTTAAAACAAATGCTGAGTGGTCAAAGAAACTCAACATTAATCAAGCAGCACGTGTAACATGTGTGAAACCAGAAGGTACTGCAAGTTTAGTATTAGGCAGCGCTTC